CCGCCTCCTACTCTACCAAACTGTCCAAGTTCTTGTCTTGCTGCAGCTCCTCTTTGTTTGCCATAAGCACGCTGACCTGCTTGTATATCTCTTATAGTAAATACATCATCTGGGGTCTTTCCACTTGGATCTTGAAGTACTGGATCTATTTGTTGTAACGCATCCCATGAACAGGTAGATGAATTCCAAACATGACTTCCAGGTTTGCCTGGTCTTGGAGATGTAGGTTCTGGACAAGATGAAGGCATTTCTGTTAATACTTGGTTACTTATATCAAGAGGTATTCCACTAGTTGCTGGACCTGCTGGTGTCCCAACAGCCACACAAGGACCACAACTACCTGGAGGATCATGCTGTTGTCCTGGAGGGCAAGGTGTAGGCTGACCTGTAGTCAGTAAACTTTGTGCACAAGGATCATTTAATCCCACCGTTCCTAATGGTAAACCTGTACCTGGAGCACCAATCTCTTTAGTTTGAGGAGTTCCACCTCCTACTCCAATCCCTGCAAAAGGATCAACTAAACTACCACTTGAACCTCCTAATCCAGCAGAACTTAATCCCTGAGTGGGAGAACCTCCTAAAAAATTAGGTATATTAAACATGCCTATATTTGCCATAATATTTTTTTTAATTTTTAATAATGAATACAAAGGTAATAAAAAAATTTTTTGTTTTTGAAAAAAAGGGAGGCTTTATGCTTAAACGCCCCCTTCCGTTGCAAAACTTTGGACACCCTCCCCTAAATTTTCAATTTACTATTACATATAATATTAATCAATACATACATAATCATGGGAGATTTTCTTATTTGGGCGCTTATCGTAGCGTTATCGTTTGCTAAACTAATCTTATTTGCAGTACTAATCATTGCTGTTTGGGTATGGATTAAGAAGCATAGTCCTGAAACTACTGATAAAATAACGAATAAATATAATAATCTAAAAGAGAGGAGCTAATGCTCTCTTTTTTTTACTAAAAGTGTATAATTATTGCGTATTGTAGTGTGAATAATATGC